CAACGGCTGAGTTGTAGATCAGGCTGGCCATAGTTGATGCTCAGATGGATTCATTCTGCCGAGATGGCAGGCGGCTGCGGCCAGGTGATGTCAAACGGGTTGGCAGCATCGGCCAGGTCGCGCAGGGCCTGGCGGTAGGCGGCCCAGGCTTCACGATCAGCGCCGAGGTCGTAGTCAACGATTTGCGTCCAGTCGCTGGCCTTGAGCAGCTCGATGCGCCGTTCGCGGACCTTGGCGTGCTGTTTTTGCAGCTCATCGAAGTTGTAGGGGCGCACGACGTACTCAAGCGCCTCACCGTCCCAGTCCACCTTCTCGGTCCTGTAATCGCACTTGGGGCGCTCGTAAGGGCCGCTGTAACCGGCACGTTCCAGCTCGTCAGGCGTGAAGGTGCTGGCGTCGGTGCGGGTGCTGCCGTCCGCAAAGCGGATGCGATGCGGCAGGGGTGCTGGGTTGGCTTGGCGGTGGGAGTACAGCATCATGCGTTAGGGAACGGCGCAGCAGGTGGGGTGAAGCTAGCGGTGTAGCGGGCGACGCCTTTTGTGATCCTTAAATCATCCATATAGCCATTAAAAAGTACACTACCACTGCCCATGACAGTGGTGGGGGTCAATGTGCTGCTATGAGTTGCAGTCGCGTATAGGGTTCCACCTCCGAATAGGCGCAAGGTAGAGCCGGATCTTGTCAGGGCCAAGTGATGCCAGCTACTGTTCGACAATCCTACGGCAAGGTTGTCAAATATCTCAACACCTTGATTGTACAAGTAAAACTTGTAGGGATTGGATCCGTTCTGGTCTATTTCTATTCTTGAATTAGCGGCGGCCAGGTTGAATAATCTGCCGCTACTTGCCAAAGCATATAGCCAAAACTCAATAGTGAAATCACCTGTCAGTTGCAGCAGGCTCGTTGAAGGCAGCGCCAGTTGATCATTGGTGGCACTGGTTGACCGATATGCGCCGGTGCCATACTTGACAACATCTGTGCTTATCTTGGCGTTATTGCTAGGAGTTACCGTTAGAGCGTTTGCGCTGCTGTCGGTGAAAGTAGTGCTGTTATTCGCCCCATCCATGTGAAGCAGTAGCGACACACTGGCAAAGTCAGGATCCATGGTTTGAACAATGGGCCAAATTTCAGCCCGCTTTGCCACGCTCTGCTCATTCTGAAACCACAGCCCCGATGCGGCGCTGCCTGTCGGCGTGCGCCTGACGCCCATCAAGCCACCGTTAAAGCCAAGCATCAGCTGATGTCCTCATAGGAGATGACCAGCTCCAGGTCGCCAGCAGCGCTGGCCTGTGCGCGGAGGCTGTGGCCTTCCTCCAGGTAGATGTACGCCTCGCGGGTTACGAGGACTTGAGTGGCGTCGGCTGGCACGGTGATCGTCTTGCCGATAGCGAAGCCGGTGGTGCCGTTGTAGTGCTCCAAACTGATGTCAGCTGCTGCGGTGCCGTCCACGTTGGCGCAGTAGACACTGTTGATCTTCAGCACCTTGCCGCTGCTGGCGCCATTGCTCAGCGCTGCCGCCATCGAGGTGGTCACTGCGTAGCCCACGGTTTTGCCGGTGACCGTCGTGACCGAGCTGCCTGATTTGATGTTGGGAGCTGCCATGAATCAGTCCCAGACGGTGTAGGGGTCTTCATCCCAGTATAGGAATGAAGAGAAGTCGTAACCGCCACCATCAGCAACCACAGAAGCCGAGCCGCCTGCCAATGTGATCGCGATGCTCTGCTGTAGGCCGTTGGTGGTGACAACAGTTCCAGGTGCCAGCGTGATGATTACTGCCAGCTCAGTGCCACTGGCAAATGCACCTTCAGGCGGCACCGTTTCCAGTGCCAGTTCGACGTTGTAGCGCCCGCAGTAAACGTCATCCACGGATGGCGGATCCGTGTATCGCCAGCGGTAATCCGTCAGCTGGTAGTCGCTAATGGTGGTGACGCCGCTCCAGATGCTGGACGGCAGCGTGAAGCTCTCGAAGCTGCCGAACTGGCCTTGGTAGTGGCTGAGGATGCTGAGCATGTCAGCTTCAGCCAGGGCGATGAAGCTCAGCCGGACTGAGCTGCTGAGCATCACATTGCTATGGCGCACGCGATTCTGCAGGCTGTTGTAAGTCGTGAACGGCGTGTGCGGATACTCGCCTGGCGTGAAGGCGCGTGTGGCTGGCGTCAGAGAAGGAAAGGTAGCCATTACGGAGCGTACGGCGGCGCGTTTGGATCGCTGTCATAGATAAGCGTCTGCACTCCGCCAATCATTTCAAAGATTCGCCATGTTCTGATTTGCGGTGGAGACACTCGACCATTCGGGGCAAGTGAGCCATTGCTGGCTACATTGCCAGCTTCATCTAGCCTGTACATGTTGCCGTCTACCGTGCTCCACGAAGGTGAGCCATAGCTAAGAGCAAGCATCGTTGACCAAACCAGCACACCTGGTGACGCTGGCCCAAGTATGGTTAGCTCTTGATCTTGATAGATGTACTGATTGGCGGCGGTTGATCTGCCGCCTGTTGTAGAGCTTTCGTATGTAGAACCGTTAAAGCATTTTGTGATTGATGTATAAACTCCAGTCTGAGTGCTACCGATCGCCAGGATTCCAGGTGTCGTGCTGTTGAGCCACGTCGGCATTGCCTGCCCAGGTTCATTCACTACGCTGATGGGATTGCCCGAAGTGTTAAACGTAACTGTTGCGAGCTTTGTGCCGTCCTTGAACCACGTAATTGATTCGGTTTGATTGACGCCGCACGGGCCGTAAGGGCCAGTGAATGGGGCCAAGGTGCTGCCGACACCAGCCGTAATGTCTGCTGGGAATAGGGGGTTTGGAGGGAAAGACGTTGAAGCATCCAACCCATCATCAGCGTTGCCGGTGTCGCCAGTCGGCGCTGAATCGTTGAAGCCCAGCCCGCCGCCGCTTGGTGATAGCTCCAGCGGGTCAGCACCATCCGCATCCGTAAACGTCTCAGCGGGGATGGTGTTGTCGCTGCTGGAGTTCACATCACAGCTCACGCCGGTGCGGCCGCTTGGCAGGATGATGCCGGTGCCGACAGCAGCGGCCACATCTAATGCGATCAGGCTGCGGCCTTGGTCGTCGATCGGGAAGTGCGTGGCCTCATAGCTCACATCACCCGCCAGCGTCTTGGTGATCCGCTCCACCTGGTAGAGGTAGTCATGCACCGAGTTGGCGTAGGTGGTGTTGTCACGGGCCAGCTGCACGCGGATGATGTCGCCAGCGCTGATCAGCGTGTTGTGCTCCTGCGGCCGTGCTGCAAATCGAATGGTGTGCGTGGTGTAGAGCCGCTTGGCCAGGATGTAGGCGCCAACCTTGACGGCGTGATCCTCGCTGGTGCAGAACGTCGAGAGATCATGCGACTCATACGGCCCGGTTTCGGCGGTGCCGCTGTAACGCACCTCAGCGGTGCGGATGATGCCGATGTCGCTCTCCAGCTGCTGGCGCCAGATCACCTGCGCCACGAACGGCTGCCGGTCCGCCAGTGACAGATAGTTGATCTCCAGCGTGCCGGGCAGCACGGTGTTTTCTGTGAAGGTGTACTCAGCCGTGATTGCCGTGGTCTTGATGGCGCCAGCGCCAGTCACCGGCAGCAGTGGCCGCAGCCCGCGCTTACCGCCTGCGCTGCTCTCGGCCAGCAGAAAGTAAGGCGCCAGCCTGGCGGCGAGGTCGGAGTAGTTGGTGCTCTCGCGGATCTCGATGTTGCAGGTAAACCCGTTCACCTCAAGGAACGTGGCTGCTGCCAGCAGTGCGGTGTTGTCGATCATCGCCGCTGGCACCCTGCTGGTATTGACCAGCAGCCAGTTCACCAGGTCCGCGAAGTTGTCACTGGGGCCAGTCACGCTGTCGTAGATCCGGGTGACGGCCATGCCACCACGGATGAACAGATGCACCTGGCGGTTGTACTGATCGAAGCCGTCCGGGATGGTGACGTTGAAGCTGAGCGTGCTGATGCCGGGATAGCTGCCAACGGTGCCGCAGAAGAATGGCGCCTCGGGCAAATCCTTGCCTGCACGCTGCACCAGGAAGTTGCCGGGTGTCCAGGTACCGGCCCTGCGGTCGTAGGTCTGCGTATGAGCGCCAACGCGGCAGGCACGCTGAAAAACATCCTTGACCGGGATGCTGTCGAGCTGGCCCTCGCTCAGTACCAGCATGTAATAGGCGGTGACGTTGTTGCTGGCGTCATTCTCGAAGCGTGCTTCGGTGGCGCCGGGGCTGATCAGGATGCCGCCTTTGCTGTTGCGGAATCGGGCGAACACGATCGGCACCGGCTCGCCAATCTGCGCGAACCGCTGCGGGCTATCTAGCTCTGTGGTGCCCTGCGCGGCGGTCGCATCAGCTGGTGCATTGATCTGACCGGCTTGGATGGCCAGCAGTGCCAGTGGATCGCTGGAGGAAAGGAAGCTCACTGCCTGATGCCCTGCCCCATGATCGCCAATGTCAACCGGCGCGGCGGTACTTGCGCTCCAACGGGAGACAATGCCGAGCCGAGTTGTATGGTCAGGCTAGTCAATCCGCCATTGCCGCCAACCACTTGGCCGGTGTATGCAGCCACCAGCTCCTGCCCAGCTTGCGGTGTGTTGTAGTTGATGGTGGAATCGAACTGGTAAATGCTGAGATCCACCAGGCGGCCATCGCTGATGGCAGCAAGGAACGCATCCAACACCAGGCCAGTTGCTGCAGCGGTGACGGATACTGACTGCTCAGTGCCACTGCTGCCGGCGGTGATGCCATCAGCAATGAACGGCACGTAGTTCCAGCTGGCGCCGGACCATGTGACGCTGGTGTTGGCGTAGTAACTCTGCCACCGCTGATAGGTGGTACCACCGGCGTCATAGATGCGGAGGTATTGGCTTTGCGCTCTCATCAGGCCATGCCCAGCGCGATGCGTGCAGACGGTGTACGCAGCCGGCCGATCACGCCTTCAGCGGTCAACCGCATGGCGCGTTCCATGTCGGCCACGGTGACGTAGCGCTGGCCGTCGAACTCCATCACCGGGCCGGTAGTGATGTTGATTGTCGGCGATCCGCCGCCCGATGCCGCGCCAGCCAGCACTGCGCCACCACGGGCGCCTGCTAGGAAGTTGCTGCTGGCTGCTGCCATCTTGGACTCAGGCACCACGTACTCGCGCTCGCCGCCTTCGCCCACCATCGCCAGCGTTGGCCGGTTCACCACGCCGCCCTGCGCAAAGGCTGGCACTGCGAGGCTTGGTATCAACGGGATGTCGGGCGCCGGCAGTCGGTTGAACGCACGGATCAGCACATTGATCAGTCCTGCCGCAAAGTTCACTCGATCGGATAGGTACTGCAGCACGCTGCGAAAGACATTCTTAATCGTGCCGACTACTGCTTCAAATGCCTGGCCGATCGCGCTGCCGATGTTCTTGAAGATTGCTACTGCGCCATCGTAGAGACCAGTGAAGAATCCAAGAATCGGCTTTACGTAGTAGTCCATGTAAGCCTGCGCACCAGCCTTTAACAGATCACCGATCGTATTAAAGGCTGCGCCGATGAAATTAACCACAGCATTGAATGCCGCGCCGATCTGATCACGGAATGCGTAGATCGCAACGCCAGCTGCAACCAGCAGCGCCACGATTCCAACTGGGCCAGTGACCAGCACAATGAACGCCGTGGCAATGCCAGCGATGATGCTGCCTGCGCTGGCCAGTGCGCCGCCCGCTGCGAACAATCCAGCAATCGCGCTGCCGATCGAGATAATGGCCGAGATAGCTGGTGCCAATGCAACCAGCGCTGCGAGCAATCCGCCGATCACCAGCAGAGTGGCCTGAATCGGTTGCGGGAGCGCAGTGAATGCTTTGATGACGCCGACAATGCCCTGCGCGATGCTCGTGATTGCAGGCAGCAGTGCTGTGACTGCTTCGTTGAATGGTCCGCTCAGGCTGCGGCCGATTGCATTCAATGAATCATTGAACTCATCAGCTGACTTCGCCATGTCGCCAGAGATCGTGGCTTCATATTGCTCAAGCGCGGCGCGGCCTTGATTCAACATTGGAATCAGCTCAACGCCAGACTTGCCGAATAGCTGCATCGCTAACGCAGACTTCTCAGCGCCGTCTGGCATCTTGGCGAAACGATCGGAG